GTCATAAACGCGAGAGAGAAGAACAGAAACGGGGCGAATTTGCGAACGCTTATTATCGCGGACGAGGCACATTGTTTTATTGACCCGAAGTTCCCGATTGCGCTCGACTTTTTCTATTCGATGTCAAAGCGTATCCGAAAGTACAACGGCAGCTTTATTCCTGCAACGCAGAATATTGCGGATTGGAATGCAAACGAGGAATTGCGCGGTAAGACGAGTGCGATTATTAAGAATTCTCAGTACACGTTTATTTTTAAGCTATCGGCTCCCGATATGAAAGACGTATTGGACGTTTATAAGGCGGGCGACAGCTTCAATGATGAGGAACAGAGAATGATTATTTCGGCGGTAACGGGACAAGCGTTTTTCGTCGGCTCAACCGAGCTTCGCGCCTGCGTTCGCATACAAGCGGGTAGGTGTGCAAGAGAACTATTTGATGAAGAAAAGAAGGAGGAAGAAAATGAAAGTTAAAAAGAAAAGGTTAATGCTCGTTTGTGCGGTATTTCTGTTTATGTTTGCAAGTGTATTTGCGCTTGCCATCAGCGGCGGGGGAATGACGGCTTATGCGGCGAGTATGCCGAAGTATACGCTCGCTTACGATTACTCGCATTATTACAATTACAATACGGGCAAAACGTTAGACGGATCGGGTACGGATACTTTATCGACTACGGTAAAGGGAAATAGCGGTAATACAACTACCGTTCGATTTTATCTTTACGGCAGTTCGCAATCGGGTACGGCAGACTTACAAAAAGGCGGTGCGGTATCTCAGTCCAATCTCACAATAACGTTAGACGCTACGTTTCAGGGATATTCGATGAAAGTAACGAACAGTGCGGGAACACAGGTCGGTTCTCAATCCGGTAAAAACTATACTCTTTCGTCGTTATCGGACGGAACATATTATTTTTCTTGTTCTCTGCGCGGTACAGGTTGGAATCCGAACTCACGGGCATTTGCTTGGTACAGCATGGAAATAACGTCGTCGTTTGTGGTGGATACCAATGCGCCCACAATCAGCGGCGCGTCCACATCGACCGTCGGAAAGTATGTGACTACCGCATTCACTGTTTCGGCTACGGACGGTATGAGCGGTATTGCAAATCTTTATTGGAAAGATCCGTCGTCGTCAACGTATTCTTCGGTTGCGGGTTCAAGTAAAACCGTTACGGCGGGAAGCACGAACGGATTGTATTCCTTTTATGCCGTGGATAAAGCTGGCAACAGGAGTTCTACTTATTATGTTTATTACGATAGCGTTGCGCCCGCAGGAAAAGTGACGACAAGTAAGGGTGAAACGATTGCGAACGGCGGAACGACCAACGAAACGTTTACGTATACCGTGACGGAAAGCGGAAGCGGTCTGAGTACGCTATATTATAAAACGCCGTCGTCGGGTTCTTGGAAAACCTGTAATTCGGGAAAGACAATAGAATCCACGGCGGAAGAAGGGGAATATTCTTTCAAGGCTACGGATAAGGCAGGCAATTCTGAAATCTATACGGTAACATTGGCAGACCCGTGTTCGGCAGGGCACGATTATGTTTCAAGCGTCGTTTCGCCGACCTGTACTTCGGGCGGATATACGAAATACACTTGTTCCCGTTGCGGTTCAACCTATAACGGCAACGCGACAAGCTCCATAGGGCATAGCTATAAAGCGACAACCACAGCGGCGACATGTGCAAACGGCGGTTATACGACTTACACTTGCACTCGGTGCGGTTACGGCTATACGGGAAATACAACCGCCGCGCTTGGACATAGCTATGAGGCGGTTACGACAAGCTCTTCCTGCACGGTCGGAGGATATACTACTTATAAATGCAGTCGGTGCGGTGTGAGTCACACGGACAGTCCAACGCAAGCGACGGGACACAGCTATGTTGCTTCGATAGTTGAGCCGACATGTACACAGCGCGGATACACGACTTTTACTTGTACGAAATGCGGCGACAGTTACCGCGATAACGAAACGGCTTCGCTTGGACACAATTATGTCGGTGAAGCGGTATCGGCTACCTGTAACGGCGGCGGATATACGAAATATACTTGTACCCGGTGCGGGCATAATTATACGGGCGGCGTGAAGCAACCGACGGGACATAATTACGTTACGACAACGGTTGCGGCGACTTGTTCGGAAGGAGGTTATTCCCTGCATACTTGCAGTATCTGCGGCGATAGTTATCAGGACAATTTAACGCAACCGAACGGTCATAACTTTATATCGTCTACGAGAGAAGCGACCTGTATATTATCGGGCGGAACAATCTACACCTGTCAGATATGCGGCTATGAGTACAGCGATAATAGCGGAACTTATCCTAAAGGACACAATTATACGACAACGATAATCACTTCACCGACTTGCACAACAGATGGTTTGCGGAGAAGCGTGTGCGATGCTTGCGGCGACACTTACGATACGGCAATCGCCGCTAACGGGCATAACTATATCATTTCAGACGTGCTCTCGGAAAACGGTATTACCACAAGAAAATATACTTGTACGGAGTGCGGCGAAAATTATACGCAGGAGCTTGGAGATCAGTACGAAGAAGTAAGCAACTATGTGGAATATTTGTTCGAGCAATACAGTCCGTATATGTGGTGGGTGCTGTTAGCGGCGGCAGGGGTATGGAGCATCGTAATGGGCGTATTCTTTGCCATCGCACAAAAAAACGAGGATAAAGAAAAGGCGAAGAAGATGGTTATAAACTACATTATCGGCTTGGTAGTCATAGCAATTATCGTAGTTGCTTGCCCGTATCTTATCCGCGGAATTGCTGCGCTCGTAACTTGATGAAAAATTTTTGAAAAACTTACGCAAAAACCCTTGACAATATCGTGATATCACGATATAATATAATAAAAGTAAAAGATTAGGAGGTTTGAGCATGGACGCAAGAGAAGTGATCGCAAAAGCGGACAGAGGGGAAGGGCTTACGGTAGAGGAAATACAAATCTATCAGAAAGCTGTAAAACCCGAAAAGCACGTTTACGGTAAGTATGGAACGCTGAAAAAGAAATACTTGGAAGAAAAGGGAGTTGATTGGACGATAACCAATCTTCCCGAATATCTTCACGGAGTAGACAGACAGGCGGATGAACTGTACGAAACGATAAGCGCGAAGCTGTCGGCAGACGCGAGGTATCGCAGAACGGGAAATTTCTTGGAAGATTACCGCAGACAGACGGAAATGCAAGGGCATATCGAAGAAGAAATTTTACATGAAATCGTGTACACGGAGGAAGTAGTATGAGAATTGTTAAGGGTTTGGGTAAGGTTTTATTTGTAGGATTGGTGTTCGTAGGAACGTTAATCGCAAATTTCATAGGCGCAATCATTTGTGCGATAACGCAGGGGTGAGGTGGACGAATGGCAGAGAAGAAACCCGAAACGCCGATCAGAAAGGCGCGGCGAAAATACGAAGAAGTCAACAAAGAGTATCGGGATCAGGCGACGAAGCAGTTTAATACGCGCCTGTCCCGCGAAACCCACGACGAGATTTGTGCATTCCTCAAAGAGTACCGAATCACAAAGGTGGAACTGATAATGGCAGGGTATAAAGCCCTGCAAAGTCAGTACGGCCCGAAAACAACCGAATAACAAACGGCAATAGCGAGGGTATGGCCCTCGCTATTGTTTTACCTTAAAATTAAATATTGCCTTACGGCATAACGAAGATAAGAAGTAAATTGAAAGATTGAAGCGTATCGAGGTTATGCCGAGTGCGCTTCATCTTTCTTGTTGGGAGGGAAAGTTGAACGCTACGGCAGAACAAGAAAAATATAAAAAAGAATTTACATACCTTGCTGCATATTCGCTAATCAAAAAGGTGCAGAAAGAGGGCAGTGTAGATAACAAATTATTGGAGCGGTTGAATAATAGGTGCGCGGATCGAATGGAATGTAAACCTATACCGCTATAAAGAGAAGCAGGAGGTGTGCCGCTATGAACACAGCAAAGGAAATAAGAATCATACAACCGACAAAGCAAGGCGATTTGTCGGATAAAATAAGGGTAGCGGCGTACTGTCGCGTCAGTACCGATTCAAGCGATCAGTTAAATTCGTTTTACGCGCAAGTTAAATATTATACCGATTACATACGCAATAACGAAAATATGCGGCTTGTAGATATTTACGCCGACGAGGGCATAACGGGAACGGCGATAGCAAAGCGTGACGATTTCAAACGCCTTGTAGTAGATGTCAAAAAGAAAAAAATAGATAGAGTGCTTGTAAAAAGCGTAACCCGATTCGCCCGTAACTCATTAGAGTGCATAGAAACAGTCAGACTTTTTAAGTCACACGGGGCAAGCGTATTTTTCGAGAACGATAATATTGATACCGAACGTATGAATTCGGAAATGATACTCTATATAAAGAGCGCGTTTGCACAGGGCGAAGCTATATCCGCGTCGCGGCGTATGGCGTTGTCTAACCGTATGCGTATGGCAGACGGAACATACAACCTTGCAAGGGCACCGTTCGGGTATAGGTTGAGTGAAAATGGACTTGTCGTTGAGCCGCAGGAAGCAGAGATTGTAAAAAAGATATATGAACTGTATTTGACGGGTATGGGAGATTGTCTTATACTGCAACATTTGAATAAGTATTACAGCGATATAGGGTGGACATTAAAATGCGTAGGATATATTTTGTCCAACGAGCGGTATATCGGGGACTGCCTTCTGCAAAAAAGCTATTCGCCTAACGTACTGCCACTGACAAAAAAACCGAATAACGGCGAATTACCCAAGTATTACTATGTCGGAACGCATGAGCCTATCATAGATAAAGACGTTTTCGATAAGGTACAGACAATGCGTAAGGAACGTAAACGCAAGTATAATACAAATGACGCTAAAGAAAAAAATAAAGAGTTTTTTACGAAAAAAGTATATTGTCGGCATTGCGGTTGGGCTTATAGCAAGAAATGGAGAAACGGCGAGCTGTTTTGGCGTTGTCATAAGCAAGGAAGGACTGCGGACGAATGTAGAACGCCGTCGCAATCGGATCGCATACTTCGTCAAGCGTTTATTAAAATGTTCAATACCTTAAAGCAGAACAGCAGGACGGTTATTCACGAAACGCTCTTGCAACTGCAAGCCTTGAAAATGAAAGTAAGCGGTGGTAGAGATGAAATCATTGAAATCGACAAAGAGATTGTAACACTATCAGAGAAGAATAGAGTGTATTCAGAACTTTTTGCTCAGCACATTTTTGACGAAGTATCGTACTATGAGCATACAGATAAACTTAAAAATAAAATGACGGAATTGCGCAGCCGACGTTTGAAAATTCTAAACGATGACGAAGAAGAAAGTTGTTTGGAACGATTACGCAAGTTAGAGCGTGTCGTTGCGGACGCAGAGTTTTTAATCGAATTTGACGAGAGCTTATTCAGCGATATAGTAGAACGTATTTATGTAGAAGAAAACGGCGAGTTGGCATTTAGATTGCAATGCGGCTTTGAACTGAAAGTCAGTATGGAGGACGGTATATGAGAAATAGAATGTTGCCGCTCGGTTACAGAGTGGAGAACGGAGAAATTGTGATTAACGATGACGAAGCCGAAATCGTCAAAGGCATATTCAATGACTATTGCAACGGCAAATCGTTAAAGACATTGGTAAATATTTTGAACGAGCATAACGCGGTATTCAATGAAAACGGAGCGCAATGGAATAAAGGCAGAATATATCATATACTTATGGATTGCCGTTATATAGGAGAGAAATCGTATCCGCAAATAATCGAAGTGGATGTGTTCAAAAAAGCTAACAGGCTGAAAGACAGTAAGAGTGTTAGCAAATATCCTATAAGTGCCGAAGCTGAATATTTGAAAGAAAAAGTGTTTTGCGGAAAATGCGGAGGCAAGTATATTCGTATTATTGACAACGATAAAAAAGCACGGTGGGTGTGTGCCGACGGTTGCCGCTTGGGACGCAGACCGACTGATAAGAAATTGTTGGAGGCGATACAAGCAATAACAATGAGGGTTATGCAAAACTCTGAATTGCTTATGCAACAGACAATTGATGCAGGTTACAAACGCACGCTTGAAATAATGCGATTGACAAACGAAATATCAAGACTGAACGAGCAAATTGCGCCGAGTTTTAATACAGGTAAAACATTACTTTTTCAGATTGCCGCGAATAAGTTTTCGGCGTGTAAAGAGGATAAGAGCATTTATTCCGACTATGTGTTGGAACAGATAGAGAACGCTATGCAACGTGGTGGCGCAGATGTAGAATTTATAAAAAACGCTGTGCATAAGGTCTGGGTAACGGGAAAGAACGAATACGCGATAGCGTTTTTAAATGGTGCGACAGTTTCTAATAAGGAGGTGGCGGACGATGCAAGCAAAACTTGTAACGAAGATAGAAGCAAACCCGCTTTTATCTAAACACAAAAATGAAAATGCTCTTTTGCGTGTTGCGGCTTATTGTCGTGTAAGTACGGATAGCGAAGATCAGATTGAGAGCTATAAAGCGCAAGTTGCGCACTATTCCGAAGCGATAGCGAAAAACCCGCGTTGGCGATTTGTCGATATCTATGCCGACGAAGGAATAACGGGAACGCAGGACAAAAAACGTAAGAACTTTATGCGTATGATTCGGGATTGTAATAAAGGTAAAATAGACTTGATACTCACAAAGTCGGTTGCTCGTTTCGCTCGTAATACCGTTGACAGTCTGAAATACGTTCGTCAGTTGAAAGCGTTGGGGATAGGCGTATTCTTTGAAGAACAAAATCTTGATTCGCTCAAAACCGACAGCGAAATGCTCATAGGATTTCATAGCGTTATGGCGCAAGCCGAGAGCGAGAATATAAGCGCAAACGTGCGGTGGGGTATACAACAACGTATGAAATCGGGGACATTTGCGTTTCGGTATAATATATTAGGTTATAGAAAAGGCGAGGACGATCAACCCGAAATCGTACCCGAAGAAGCGGAAGTTGTGAGAAAGATATATGAGTTGTTTCTATTCGGGGACAGCATAGACCAAATAAAAGCGTACTTGGAAGAAAAGAAAATTAAAACGATAAAGGGTAACCCTGTATGGGAAAAACACACAATACGGAATATACTTACCAACGAACGCTATACGGGCGATATGCTTTTACAAAAAACTTATACCGAAAACCCTATATCTAAAAAGGTAAAGAAGAATCGCGGCGAAATGGCTAAGTATCTTGTATTGAATAATCACCCCGCAATTATAGACAAAGACACTTTCAAGTTTGCGCAAATGGAAATGGCGCGGCGAAGCAATAAACGAGTTACTTCCGATTTGAGTATAACAGGCAAGGGCAAATATAGCGGAAAATGCGCTTTAACAGATCTACTGATATGCGGCGAATGCGGCAGTCCGTATAGGCGCAGGACGTGGGCGAAGAACGGAAAGAGCAAAAAGGTGTGGAGATGTTTAAGTCGTCTTGAACATGGAACAGAGTTTTGTCAACATTCTATAAGCGTAGATGAACTGAAACTCAATGATGCGATACATAGAGCAATGCGAACTATAACCGGACAAAAGGAAGCATTTAATTTGATATTATCCGAATTGTCCTACGCGGCAACGGGTGATGAAAAAGTGCTTGATGTCGGAGCAATAGAACAAGAGATAGCGACGCTCGGTGCTACAAGCGATAACTATATTGAACTTATGTTATCTACGCAGGGGGATAAAGAGCGGTACAAAAAGGAAATCGAAAATATACACCAAAAGATTACAGCGTTACGCGGTGAGCTTGAGAAAACCAAAGCAATAATAGAGGCGAGCGAAAAAGTCAATATAGAAATAGAACGTGTAAAGAAACTGTTTGAAAACATGGGCAATACGTTCGATTTGACTGATGAAATTATTTTGAGGCGAATGGTGGAGTACATAAGAGTAATGAGTGAGGGAAAAATAATCGTTGTGTTCAAGGGCGGAATGACGGTTGAAGAAAACTTATAAAAAAGTCCGAGTCGGGTTGATATGCACCCCAAAAGTTAGACACATTTGGAGGTGCATAATTTTATGGGAAGGACAAAGAAATTCAACACAAAGTACTCGCCAGAATTCAAAATATCTGTTATAGTAGATATGCGTGAACACGGATTGAGCTACAGCGATACGATGAGGAAATACTTTCCGAATTTTCCAACGAAGAGCTATCGCTTTATTAAGCAGTGGGAACGCATATATTTGGAAGAAGGAGAAGCGGGACTTATGCGGGAACGTCGGGGACGAGCAACAAAAGCGGATAATCCCAAGATGGGTAGACCGAGAAAAAAGCCATTGGATAAAGAAGTAGAAGACGATCTTATTGCCGAAAACCAACGGTTAAAAGAACGCAACGAGTATTTGGAAATGGAGCTTGAATACTTAAAAAAATTAGATGCCTTAGTTCGTGCGGAAGAGCAAGAGAGTGGCAGAAAGCCCAAATAGTTCGAGAGCTAAGGCAGAAATATCCGCTACGGAAGCTGCTTGTTTTATCCGGCATGGCGAGAAGCACATTCTACTACTATCTTCGGGAGAAAGCAGACAAATATAAAATTGAGAAAGATGAAATCTCAACGATATTTGAAGCCAACAAGGGAAGATATGGATACCGCAGGATAGGACTTGCACTTAGGGCGAAAGGCTATATTTTGAACCACAAAACGGTATTAAAGCTCATGAAAAGTCTTCATTTGCAAGGGAAACAGCGGAAACGTAAATATAAGTCATATCGTGGAGAAGTGGGAAATCTTGCTCCCAATCTTCTCAACCGCAACTTTGAAGCCAAGGAGCCGTACGAGAAATTGGTAACGGATGTTACAGAGTTCTCCGTCTGCGAGGAGAAGATCTATTTCTCTCCCGTAATGGATTTGTACGGCAATGAAATTGTGAGTTACTCTATCTCAAGAAATCCAAGTTTTGCGCAGACGCGAGAAATGTTAAGTGGGCTGTTTGAGAAGATCCCTCAAGGAGCAACACCATTGTTACACTCAGACCAAGGTTGGCAGTACCAGATGAAGGAATACCAACAACTCTTGAAACAGCATGGTATTGTGCAAAGTATGTCGCGCAAGGGCAATTGCTTGGATAACAGCGTCATGGAAAACTTTTTCGGACGGCTCAAAGTGGAGATGTTCTACGGAGAGAAGTTCGAGACAACGGATGAATTCATCCGTTGTCTCGAGGACTACATTCACTACTACAACTATGAGAGAATCTCTATCAAACTAAAAGGAATGAGTCCGGTACAATACCGAACTCATTCACAGATAATTTAATTAGATTTTTGTCTAAACTTTGGGGTTCACTTCAGGTTAAGGCTCGGACTTTTACTTTGCATAAAATGGTTGCTTTTTAAGTAAAAATATGTTATAATAATCATGCTAAAATATGAATTACAGGTTAGAGTATTTTTTACCCCGAAAATACGGTCATCCTTTTCGGGTACTAAACACAAGTCTTAATAGCTTGAACTTCTTTACCGTAAAAAAGATGTTCGGGCTATTTTGCTATATGGAAGAATTTGAGAACTTCCGAGCATAGAAAAAAGGCAGGTAGAGTGTTTGGCTCTACCTGCCTTGCCGTTAATATAGGTTTTTCTCACGGCGCCCTAACTTGATTAGATTATATCTTTTATTTATATACCGCTTCTCAATGGCGGTTTTCCTTACTCCGTGTCTTTCAACGGCTATCCCAATACGATTTAACGGGATACTTTATTATTCGATTGTTTATTCAGTTGTAATTGTTGCCATTCGGCGTAATCTTTTTGTCCTTGTTCGGACG